AGGTGCTGACGCACACCTATATCACGCAGCAGATTTGGGGCAGCAGCTGGGAAAACGATATTGCTTCTCTGCGGGTGTTTATGGCAACCCTGCGCAAAAAGCTGGAGCCGCAAAGGGACTGTCCGCAATACATTCAGACGCATATCGGCGTCGGTTACCGTATGCTGCGGGTAGACTGAGAAAAGCGAGGAAACAAGGATTTGAACCAATATGCAATAGAAAATCTTTTCGGAATTGAATGGCTGAATATCGCTTGGTACGGACTCATTATCGCCTGCGGTATGGTGCTTGGCTTTGCTTTGGCGATATGCCGATGCAGAAAAACCGGCATCAACAAGGAACATATATACGATCTTGCTCTTTAGCTGATCCCCCGTATGCATTATTTGTGCAAGAGCCTACTATGTGATTTTCAAATGGGATAATTACAAAAACGACCTGATTTCTGTTTTTACGGAAATATACTGCTTACTATTCCGGACTGACGGACGCCGCCATTGTAGAATAAATCACTTTGCAGTAACTGTTACGCCCGCAACCTTAATCAAAGAACAAAATTTTTTCTAATCATTTTCCTGTTAGCTATAAAAAAGCACAACGCCACAGAGTTTTAAAACTCTGTGGCGTTGTGCTGCTCTCAATCGGTCACTTTTTGAAAGTATCCTTATGTGAGCCTGCCTTTTGCTGGGTTTTCCGGCGGAGTTTTTGGCGTGCCAAAAGGGATTCGAACCCCCGACCTTTCGCTTAGGAGTAAACCGATAAAACGCTGAAAAACTTAGTATTTATCGGCTTTTTTAAATTTTAGTGCAATGCACGCAATTTTATAGCGCTTATGCTTGCTTTTGGGCAGGTTTAAACTCCTTAATCAATGTGTCAATACTGATTATTTTATTTGATTTGCGTTTTGGCAATGATTCGACATAGTGTGTATAAATGTCAAGCGTAGTTGACGGCTTAGCGTGTCCCATTTGTTTTTGCACATAGTGTAGTCCGTGTCCTGTGTAGAGCAGATTTGTAGCGCAGGTATGACGGAGCGAATGAGCCGTAAATCTATCAATCACAAACGGTACACCTTTAGGATCGTACTTGCTTTTAGGCTGTCTTTCATAGTCCGAAAAATCGCCGTACTTAATATTAAGGTCTGCCATATAGCTGTTCCATAATCGCCGCCACGCTGTATCACTCATCAGAGTACCTTTTGTGGAAGTCACAACAAAATCATCGGGTTTATGCTCAGGTTGCTTTTTCAGAAAGTCAATAAGAATTTTCGGAACATCTGTAACAGTACGCACTCCCGAAATAGTTTTTGCTCCTTGCTCAATATGCACTTTACCTTTTGTTATTAGCTTTTGATGAACGCTGATTGTACGCTTATCAAGGTTTATATCTCGCCATTGCAAGCCGAGGCATTCGCCCAGTCGCAAACCTGCAAACATCATTATCATTGCAGGTAACTGTGCACGGTGTTCTGTTGATACCACCCACAATTGTTCCTGTGCGGTCAATGCTCGCCGTTCTGAGGCTTTTGCGTCACGGGGTATCTCTATGTATTGTGCAGGTGAAAATTCGATTACACGGTTTTCTATGGCATAATTGAACACCTGCCTTACTGCACCACGCCAATCACGCAAAGTCTTTTTTGCGGTCGGCTTGCCTGTGTGTGAATTGCAAGCGTATTCGTCAAGAATTATCTGCTGAAAGTCGGATTTGACAAGTTTGTTAATCGGTCGGTCATTCAGGGCAGAGAAGTGGCTCAGATAAATTGAATAGGTTTTGTACTGCCCCTCGGAAAGTATGGATTTTTTGTAGGCAAGCCATAAGTTAACGAGTTTTCCCCATTTCATTCCTGCGTTTAGCACATCCATACCCTTGCCGATTTGTAACTTGATAAGCTGTGCCTTTTCTTCAACCTCTTTGACAGAGTAACCGTTGACTGTTTTGTATTTGCGTTTGCCGTCCTCATCTTTGCCAAGATATACAGACTTTTGATAGCGTCCGTCTGCACGCTTTTTAAGTTTTGTTTTTGCCATAATATACACTCCTTTTGCTTAAAAAAGGGTGCAAAAATCCCCTGATATTCAAAACTTGAAAATTTCAGGGGAATATGATACAATATTGTAGCGTTATAATATCGTATCATCTGCACCCTGTGTAGGTGATTCCGCTCTGTTCGAGGACCAGTCGAGCAGGGCGGATTTTTTTTATTTCTTATTTTCTATAGTTAAAGTAAGTCTTGCGTAATATACCTTTTCTTTTGTTTATAAATTCTGCAAATTGCTCCTTTACTTGCCGTTCAAGAGGGTGCAGATAAAAGGCATTTCTGCGTTCGAGCTCTGCCATTCGTTCAGCCCTGTAGGTTGCCGCCTCAAGGCTGATGTCGCATAAATTTGCAATTGCAGCGGCATTTGTTGCGTGTAGCTCATGGAGTACACAAGCCGGAGCTAACAAGTCCCGAGCAAATACATTTGCCGAATGTTCGGCATCATCAGTTATTAAAAAGCCGTTGCCGTCAGCTTTAAATAAATGCCCTAAGAAAATGTGTCCAAGCTCGTGTGCAATTGTAAATCTACAACGCTGAGGAGATTGCTCATCAGCATAGACGATGTACAGCTTATCATCTTGCATCAAAGTTATTCCACTCTCATTATCACTTAGCAGATTGATTGCCGAATTTTTCAGTAAAACAATGTCTGCTTGCTTTGCTATCTGACTGACTTTAACAGGCAAGTTGCTGATTCTGTAGTCGATTAAACATTGCCAAGAGGCATTGCGTGCATTTTTATATTGTCCATAATTCAAGTTTTACCACCTCATAGGTATTTTAACCTATGGGGTGTTTTTTATTATGTACTTATAAATCTGTATCGTCAGGCTCAAACTTGCTAAGATCAGGTAAGTTTACTATTTCAATAGGTTGATTGTTACCGTCACTTCGTGCGGCTTTAACCGTTGGTATCAATATTTCATCTTCCACGCCGAGCAATCTATCGACTGCAGGTTGCATTTCTGGGTTATTTCTGTATGCGATTATAAGTTTCTTTTCTTTGTCTGATGTTTCAAAAGGTAGTTTAACCGCATTGCAATTTTGCAAATCATTTATGCTAATTCCCAAACCTGCACAAATTTTAATCACACTATCAACAGCAGCTCCACCAATAGAGCCGTTAAGCATAGATCTAAGTGTGCTGTATGGTATTTCAATTTTTTCGGCAAAGGTTTTTACACTAAATCCTTTGTCACTTATTAACTGTTTTATGTAATCTTCTCTTGTCAAGTTAATCACCCTTTACTATTACTGATTGTAACACGCTGCTTACGAAAAATCAATACTAAAATGCGAAATTTCGTAAAAATATTTTTAAAAATCCGTTGACAAGTGCGAAATATCGTGTTATATTTAATATAGAAACACGAAATATCGCATTTAGGAGGTGAAAAATCGTGTTTGACAAAATCGAAGTAATCATTTTTGAAAAGAAAATGAAAAAGAAAGAAGTTGCCGAGAAAATGGGAATTTCATACGGACAGTTCTGTGCAAAAATGCGTGGGGAATATCCATTTACGCTTGATGAAGCTCTCCGCTTAAAGTCGGTTTTACAAACTGATTTATCTATCGAAGATTTATTCGGTTCGGCGGCTTGATTTTTCTGAGCACACAAAAACAGCTTAACGAAAGGAATGATAAAAATGATTGACTGTGCAAAAACCGAAAATTATTTCGCCGAAAAGCTGAGGATGACGAAAAGACGCAAAATATACGGTAATGCATATATGTGTAAAATTGATTGTGCCAACTGTCCACTGAACAGTTTGAATAATGGTACAAACGACATGACATCTTGTTCAGACTTTGAAGCACTCTATCCCGAAAAGGCAATTGCAATCGTGCAGAAGTGGAGTGACGAACACCCACAGAAAACTTATTTGAGCGAGTTTTTGAAGAATTACCCGAATGCACCTCTTAATGGCAATAAAATACCTGCGGGTATATGTCCATTTCATTTGGGTGTGATGGATAGAAATGAATGCAATGATTATAAGAGATGCGTCGAGTGTTGGAATCAGCCTGTTAAAGTTGAAGGAGTTGACGAAGAATAATGAGAGAATATTTATTTCGTGGCAAGATGATAGCTAACGGTAAGTGGTCAGAGGGCAATTTGCTTGTAACTAAGCGAGGCTGTTGTATAACACCCGATGCAACCGTTTTAGGCAGCTATGGTGCGGTAGACCCCGAAACAGTCGGACAGTACACAGGCTTGACCGACAAGAATGGCACGAAGATTTTTGAGGGGGATATTGTAAAATATGGTGATACTGTTCATAATAATGTAGTCTTTGAACAAAGAAACGGAACAGCGTATTTTGGTCTTGTGTATTCAACACTTGAAACCTTATCGTTTGGATATTATCAAGATTTGAAACAAATTGAAGTAATCGGCAATATCTACGATAATCCTGAACTTTTAGGAGATGAAGAAAATGATTGAACTGAGAATCAAGCCTTGTCCGTTTTGTGGTAGCAAGGTAACAGTTGAGAATATAAGCCCTAAAGACGCTGGCGAAAAGATGTATATGTTTGAGTGCACTAATGATAATTGTGCCTCGGCTACATGTTTTGGTGATTACAGCACCGACAGAGCAACTGCTATCAAAAATTGGAATAAGCGTGTTGCACAGTGCATCACGAATGCAAAAATCGGCACTTGTACGATCAATATAGATTTGAGGTGAAGAAGATGAATGAATTAAAAAAAATCCCTACCGCTCAGTTGGTAGAAGAGCTGAGCAATAGGGAAGATGTAGATAGTTATACAACCACCGAATCGTATGGTGTATTACACAAAGCAAAGAATGTGGATAAAAGATATCCTGTGGGAACAGTTGTGTTGTTTGTTAATCCACAGGGTAGGTGTTCTGAGTGATGTATTTAATATAGTCTCTGTAAAAATCATCAAAAGCAACAATTGTATTATCATCGGCATTTTTTTCAAGATAATCAAGCATTACAAATTTGCAAACGCTCTCAGGAAAATTATTGTCGGCGATTATGTCATTAGCTGTGTTGTATGTAACATCACTACCGATAACAACTTGTTTGCTTAACCATTTTTTAAAGCTCAGCACAATGCACACCTCACTTTCATTATATAGTGTAATGAATTGCGGTTCATCACTACATATAGTATATCATAGAAAGTTGGTGAAATCAATGCACATCAATGAATTTGCTGAAATCTTGCTTAAAAGCAGGAAACAGAAAGGTCTTTCACAAAGCGAGCTTGCTAAGAAATCAGGCTTTACCAAAAGAGCTATTCAGTATTGGGAGAAAGGCAAAAAGAGTATTTCTCTTGAAAATGCCGACAGGCTCTTAACGGCTTTGAGTGTAGAAATCAAGATAGGTAAAACAGAAAGCAGGTGATAGCAATGCAGATAACAGGCACACCCGATGAAATCGCAGAATTTATGAATCTGCTGAAAAGCGATTACAGAGGTGACTGCACAATTGAAACTGATATTAACGGCAACACAATCTATCATTATCATTTTCCAAAATCAGATGATGAGTAATATTTATTTTTAGGAGGATTTTATATGTCAGACAGATTGATTGTACCAATCGTAAAGCCATTGACACCTAAAGAGGGCAACACAATCAGAGCGGTTGTCGATAATGACACGCTCAAGGAGCTTAACGAGATTTCGGACAAGACAGGAATTTACATCTCACAGCTTGCGAGAATGTGCATTGAGTTTGCCCTTCCGAGAATTGAAATTCAGGAAGGCGTCAAGGTTGAAAAAGTAAAGTAAGGAGGTGTACATATGCCGAGAGAAAGACCTATCATCAATTGGGATGAAGTGCCTGTGATAATTGATGTGCCGTATGTGGCACGATTGCTTGCGCTTAATGTTGATTACACAACGCGGCTTGCACAAAGGGGCGTTCTTCCTGCCCACAAAATCGGAAAGCTTTGGCGATTTGATAAGGAAGAAATCAGACAATACATAAAGGAGCATTAAAAATGGCATTTAAAGATTTAGAAACAAAAAGGTCGCTTAGAAAAAAGTACCGTGACAGCAAAGACCAGCTTAAATACACGCAAAAAAGTCTTGCAAGCACCGAGCAGGAGCGTGACATCGCTAACAGCCGTCTTGAAAAAACAAAGGCAAAGCTTGACAAAGTGACAGCCTTATATGTTGCCGAAAGAGCAAAGAACGCAGAGCTTACCCGCAAGCTCAAAGCCCTTGAAACGACTGAATCCGAAGCATTCGGTTTTGAATGTGTGGGGGTGGAGAAGTGAGCAATAAAAAAAGTGCCTGTGACACTGTGAATGCCACAAGCACAAAGAACAATAAACCTAATTCAATTATATCCTCTGCAACAGAAAAAATCAAGTTGTGCAACGAAAAAAATCTTAAAGACCATAAATCTAAAGCAATTCTTGAGCCGGTAAAGAAAATGCTCTGCGAATTTTCGGCGCAGAACGAGGAATTTGCAAGAGCCGTTACGGCTGCAGAAAACCTTGAAAACCTGATTGACGAAGTGGGAAAGAAGCTCCCCGCTGCAGTTTCCGACCTTGATGTGTATCAGCAGATTGTCGGTAAGATTTTCCCCGGAGCAAAGGTTACTTTCACAATGCAGATACATATGTCTGAATACGAGCTTGAAGAACCTAATGTCGCAGAGCAGAAAACAGATCCTGTTACTCTTGACCTCGGCAATCTTATAGATTGGTAGGTGTCGGTATGATTAAAAATCCCGAATATCTGCTCGAGAATATTCCTGATATTACAAGTGAAAACGAAGAGCAAATAGTGCCGTATTTCCCACAATATGCCTTTTATGAAAATAAAGGCAAGGGTATGTGTGATTACTTTTGTACAAGCTGTCGTTGCTGGCATCTTAATGAGCCGTTCAGACTTGCACATGACCAAATTTATATATGTAGCCATTGTGGGGAGACCGTCAAAGCAAAGGCTTTGCATTACGGCAGAAAGAAACTTGAAAGAAGTCACAAGTTTGGGCTTTGCTTTGCTCAAAACGGCAGACTGTACATCAGATTTGTAACGGTTTATCAGGGATTTTCGGAAGATATTTACAACGAAAATCCTGTCGAAATGATGCCCCGATATACTTTTTCGGATGAATATCTTTATGTATATGAACAGCACGCAATGCAAAGATTTGCATATGGCTGGTACGATAAATCATTTCATCCGATGAAGACAGACGGAATTATTCCTTCTGCTTCACAGGGCTTAGCGTGGTATTGGGGTCCGTCAGAAAAAACCTTGTATTCAGGCTGGGGTTCAACCGTACTTTTAAATCTCGATGTAATAACCGATACGGATCTCAGATATTCGTGTGCGGATGAGCTTTCAAACAGATATACGGTTCAAGGAATTCTCAAATGGCTGAACATATATGTAAGGCACAATAATGCAGAATACCTGATTAAAGGCGGTTTTGAGCATATTGCAGAGCTTTTGATTGACAGCAAACTTTCACTCAATAAAATTCATTGGAAAGAAACCAATCTGCTTAAAATGCTCGGATGTCGTAAGGAGGATATGCACTTTTTCGCAGATTATGATTCCAGTGCAATTGAACTTTACCGCAGTGTGATAAAGGAAGAACCGACCATTCATATGGCAAGCGAGTTCATAAGCAAGCTGTCAAAGCTCGGTACTTATGCTGTAGATGAACTTCACAAAAATAACCTTACATACAGACAGATTTTGAAGTACGGCAAAAACAATCGGAGAGTAATGCTGTGGAAGGATTATCTTGATAACTGCCAAAAACTTCCCGAGGGTATCGAAGAAATAATGCCGGCTCATCTTGAAGAGGCTCACGACAGAACGCTTGAAAAGGTTGCTTTCTATGCAAACAAAGAAGAAACGGAGCAGATTGCAAAAATGGCAAAGACACTTTCTCCGTTGCTGATGAGCACAGACAGCCTTATAATGCTTGCCCCAAAAAGCGGTGAAGAAATAATAGCAGAGGGCAGAATATTACAGCATTGCGTCGGCGGATATATAAGACGACACGCAAGAGGTGACACGATAATACTTTTCATTCGTCATAAAGATAAACCGAAAATCCCGTTTTTTACGATTGAAGTAAATCCCGAAACATTGAAAATAATGCAGTGCCACGGTTACAAAAATGAGCGTGACAGCGGATTTAAAAAGCCGGATGAAATCAAGAAATTTGAAAAGCAATACGCTGAATTTTTGGAGGATATAAAAAATGTCAGAAATAACAGTAAGCGAACAGCATAAGCAGGCAATTGAACTGCATCAGAAGATAATTGTCAGCGCAAACCTTGCACAGCTGAACATATGGGATATGTGCAACGGACTTAAAACAATGCGTGACAACAAGCTGTATAAGGAGCTTGGATATCAGAACTTTGAGGACTATTGCGAGAATGAAGTAGGCATGAAACGCAGTAACGCATATAACTATATTTCTATTGTAGAAAAAATAAATCCTGAAAATGTCCAATCGATTGGACAAATTGGAATGACAAAACTTGCTCTTCTTGCCACCATAAGCGAACCCGAACAGGCTGAAATTGCCGAAAAGCTTGACCTTGAAAACACAACGGTCAAGCAGTTAAAGGCAGAGATTGACAGGCTGAAGGACGAAAAGCAGGAGGCAACCGACAATGAACGCAGACTCAATGAAACGATTAAGGCTTTGGAAAGAGAGAATATTAAGCATTATGACGAACTCGAAGAAGAGTATCGCAATAACGAAAAAATCGTCAGAAAACAGCTTGAAGATGAAAAACAGGAGGCTCTTCGCAAACAGAAAGAGGAGTATGAAGAAAGGTTGAAAAATGTTCAGACTGCCGACGGTTCATCAGATGACAAGGATGTCTTTAAGGCATACTTTTCAATTGCATATGACAGCTTTGTCCGTATGCTCGATTTCGCCAAGCAGTCACAGGACAAGGAATTTTTCAAAGGCAAGGTTGAGCATCTTATCAATGCACTTGCCACACAAAACATAAATCTTTAAGGGGGAGCAACAATGAAACTTTATGAGCTTACCGAGATGTACTCGGATTTATTTAATCAGTTTGACGCTATCAACGAATGGGAACCCGATACGAATGCAGACGGAATGCCGATTGATGATGACGGCAACATTATCGCCAATGTGGACGCATACCGTAACAAGATGTTGACAGCGTGGTTTGATACTCTCACGGGCATTGAGGGCGAATTTGACGAGAAAGCCGAGAGCATTGCAATCTACTACAAACAGCTTCTTGCCGAGGCTAAAATGCTTAAATCCGAAAAGGCGGCAATTGCAAAAAGACAGTCACAAAAAGAAAAACAGGCGGAGAGTCTTAAAACCTATCTGTTTAAGTCAATGCAGGCACTCGGCAGACAGAAGATTGATATGCCAAGAGCGGTTATGTCGCTTAAAAAGAACGCTCCGAGCCTTGTTATTGATGATGAAATTTCATTTGTTGAGTGGGCAGAGGAACACAATCTTGACCACCTCTTAAAGTACAGTATGCCCGAAGTGAAAAAGAATGATGTCAAGGCTCTCTGCAAAAAGGGCGAAGAAATCCCCTTTGTACATATGGAAGCCAAGCAGTCGTTAAGTATTAAGTGAGGTGTTATTTATGGGATTACCTATATTGGTTTTAGGATATTCAGGCAGCGGAAAATCTGCCTCTTTAAGAAATTTCAAAGCAAATGAACTTGCTCTTGTGAATGTAAACGGAAAATCACTCCCGTTCAGAACAAAATTTACTTCTTCAATCAATTCCGACAACTACATAGATATTGAGGACTTTATCAAAAAGCAGAAATGCAAGTCGATTGCAGTTGATGACGCACAGTATCTCATGGCTAACGAGTATATGAGAAGAGCCAAGGAAACAGGCTTTCAGAAGTTTACCGATATCGGTAAAAATTTTTGGAAGCTTGTGAAAGAGGTTGAAACTCTCCCGAATGACACGATTGTTTATTTTCTCAGCCATATTGAAACCGACGAAAACGGCAGACAGAAAGCTAAAACAATCGGCAAGTTGCTTGACGAAAAAATCTCGGTCGAGGGAATGTTTACCACGGTTTTAAAAACTGTTGTCGTTGACGGCAAGTATCTTTTTGCAACACAAACGGACGGCAACGATACCTGTAAAAGTCCGATAGGCTTGTTTGATTCAATGTACATATCAAATGACCTTAAAATTGTTGATGAAGCATTGAGAACATACTATTCAATGCAACCCGAACAATATTGTGATGAGTGCAAAGCACCGATACTTTCGGACGGCAAACGCACCGTTAAACAGATCATTGACGGCACAACAAAAAATTACGGCAGACAGCTTTGTATGCAGTGTGTTGCAAAGCTGATAAAGCAGAAGAAACAGGAAAAGCAGAGAGAGGGTGCAGACAATGCAACTTCGACCGTATCAGAATGACCTTGTTGAACAGGTAAGACAGGCTTGGCGAGATGGTTACAAAGCCCCTTGCATTGTCCTTGGGTGCGGTGGCGGAAAGTCCTGCATTGTCGCAGAAATTGCAAGACGAACAACTTGGAACGGGAAACGGGTGCTGTTCCTTGTTCACAGGAGAGAGCTTGTTGACCAAATATTCAAAACCTTTGTCCGCTGGGGTGTGCTTATGGATTTGTGCCAAATCGGTATGGTGCAGACCTTTACACGAAGATTGAAGAAACTGCCAAAACCCGCACTTATCATCACAGACGAAAATCATCACAGCCTTGCACAAAGCTACAAACGCATTTACGAACATTTTTCAGATGTTCCGAGGGTTGGCGTCACCGCAACACCTGTCCGATTAAACGGTGACGGTTTGGGCGATGTCAACGACAAGCTCATAATCGGGGTGAGTACAAAATGGCTCATTGAGCATAACTGCCTTGCCCCGTATGACTACTACGCTCCGAGTGTCGCCGACCTTACGGGTTTACACACCAAAATGGGCGAGTATGTCACCGCAGACATTGAAAAGGCAATGATAAAAAATACGGTATTCGGTGATGTTATCAAATATTACAAACAGCTTGCAGACGGTAAGAAAGCCGTCTGTTACTGTTCTTCGGTAAAGCACAGTCTTGCAACAGCGAAGGCATTCCGTGACGCAGGAATTTCAGCCGAGCATATTGACGGAGCTACTCCAAAGGCACAGAGAGAACAGATTATAGCCGATTTCAGGAACGGCAAAATTACAATCCTCTGCAATGTGGATTTGATTTCGGAGGGCTTTGATGTGCCTGACTGCGAATGTACGATTCTGCTCCGACCTACTCACAGCCTTACGCTTTACATTCAGCAGTCAATGCGATGTATGCGTTATAAGCCAAACAAAAGGGCGGTAATCATTGACCATGTGGGCAATTATGCAAGGCACGGAATGCCTGATGACGACCGAGAATGGACGCTTGAAAAACGCAAAAAGCTGAGTGTTAAAAAAATCGAAAAGGAGCAGGAGGAAAAGGTCAGACAATGTCCCGAATGTTTCTTTACATTTTCAGCACCGCCGGCGTGGCTGAAAGCCGTGTGTCCGCATTGCGGTTATGTTTTCCCGACAGTCGAAAGAACCGTTGAAACCGATACCACCGCAAAGCTCATTAAGGTTGAGGGGTTCAAGCTTGATTTCAGTACACCCGACGATTGCCACAGCTATGCGGACTTGCTTGCATACGCAAAAAGCCACGGCTACAAAACAGGCTGGGCATATTTTCAGGCACGAAAGAGAGGTATGATAGCTTGACAGAAGAACACGCAATTCAGAACAAAATCCGTATTGCAATTGCACCGTACTGCGATATTTTCCGTATAAATGTAGGTGCAGGCTTTACAAAGGACGGCAGATATTTCAATACGGGAGTTCCGCCCGGATTTTCGGATTTGTTCGGTGTCAGAAAATCAGACGGAAGGGCGGTCTTTATCGAGGTTAAAACACCCAAGGGCAGACCTACCGAAAAACAGCAGAAATTCATACAGATGATGAAACTCAACGGTGCGGTAGCAGGAATATGCAGAAGTGCTGATGAGGCAATAGAGTTAATAACAAAGGAGTAAAATTATGGGATTTAAAGCAAATTGGAGCGAGGCGGCACAGTCTAACTCACTCAAACCCGAGGGCGATTATGAGTGCCTTATAGCAAAGGCAGAGGAGCGTGACTACACAAATTCAAAAGGCGAGGAAAAAACCTGCCTGAACATTTCGTTCATTATCCGAAACGATGTTGAGCAGGGGTACAAAAACGGACATATATTCCACACTTTGTGGAAACGCAGAGAACCTACCGAGAACGACAAGCAGGTCAAGGGCTACGGTTTTAATCAGGTTATGGCTCTCGGCAAAGCGGCAGGACTTCCCGACGGCAAGGATTACGACAGCCTTGAACAGTTCCTTGAAGAACTCATTAAAAAGCCTGTTCGTGTAACGATTAAGCACGGCGAATGGAACGGCGAAAAAAGAGAAGAAGTCAGCTGGCTCAATCCGACTAAGTTTCCGACAGTAAAGCATACTTTTAAGCAGTCGCAGAGTTCAACGGCTCAGACCTATGCACAGCCACAGCAGAGTTATGCCCCTGCTCAGCCTGCAAATCAGGGCTTTGTTGATATGCCGATTGACGATGATTTGCCGTTCTGATTTTAAAAAAATTCTTCGGGAATTGCATAAAACAGTGCAATTTTCACCGTGTTTTTCCTTATATATGGAGGTGAAAAAATGGGCTTTACAAATTTAAACCCAAATAAAAATAAATATTTTGCAGTTCCCGAGGAATTGAAAGGTTACAAAAACTGGGTGTGCTGGCAGTCATATCCAGATCCGAAATCGCACAGCGGAATTTCAAAGAAACCGATAAATCCAAGAACGGGTGGCTTTGCAATGCCGAATAACTCGGACACTTGGTCGGACTTTGAAACGGCAGTCAGAGAATCCGCCAAATATTCGGGTATAGGCTTTATGTTCTCAAATTCACCGTTTTTCGGTGTTGACCTTGACGATATGCCGAATGACATTCAGGACTACCAAAACGGCGGAGCTGACAACATAATCAGCGAGTTTGTGAACACTTTGCAGAGCTACACCGAATTTTCGCAGAGCAAGACAGGCATTCACATAATCTGCAAGGGAACTCTTCCCGAGGGCAGAAGAAAGGCGAAGAATGATTCGGGCGGTTTTGAAATGTACGAAAACGGCAGATTCTTTGTTGTGACAGGTGATTACTGCTCTGCGTATGCGTACATAAACGATTGCACCGAAAGCATAAAGCCGCTGCATTCAAAGTATCTCGGCAAGGCAACAGAGCCACAGCCTAAGCTCCGTAGCGTTGAGGTCAATCTGAACACCGTTGAGGATATTGTCAGAATCGCCTGCAGCGCTAAGAACGGCAGTCTTTTCAAGGCTCTGTACAGCGGTGACTTTTCGGCTTACTCATCACAGAGCGAGGCGGATATGGCTTTTTGCAATATGCTTGCGTTCTGGTGCGGTTGCGATACCGACAAAATGGATTCGATTTTCAGACAATCAGGCTTGATGCGTGACAAGTGGGACAGAAAGCAGTCGGGTACAACCTACGGCATTATAACCCTGCAAAAGGCTGTGTCGGGCTGTACGCAGACCTATAACCCAAAACAGCATAACGATTATTCAATTTCAATCGGTGAGGGCAAGGCTGTTCAAGCGGTTGACGAAGAAAAAATGCGTGCCTACACCTTTGACGATATGGGCAACGCCGACAGGTTTGTTGATTTATTCGGAGATAATGTAAGGTATTGTTACACCGAGAAAAAGTGGTATTACTACAATTCTATGAAGTGGTGTGTTGACAATATCGGGGTAGTTTTGCGAATGGCAGACAAAAGCGTTGAGGCTATGAAAGCCGAGGCAAAACTATACTTGCAGGCTGATGAAGAGAACGGCGGAGATATGTCAAAAGCATTTGAAAAGCATATGAAAGCAAGCCGTTCCAACAAATCAAAAAAAGCAATGCTCAACGAGGTTGAACACCATATCCCCGTACTTCCGGCACAAATGGATAAATACCGTATGGCATTAAACACCCCAAGCGGAATAATCAACCTTAAAAACGGCGAAGTGAGGGCGCATAATCCCGAATATTATTTTACAAAGATTACTTCGGTTGACTGCTCTCAAACGGCAGAGTGTCCCCGTTGGCTTGCATTTCTTGACGATATTTTTGCAGGCGATAAGGAGCTTATTCGCTACATTCAAAAGGCGGTCGGTTATAGTCTGACAGGCTCAACAGCCGAGCAATGCGCATTCTTCCTTTACGGCACGGGACGAAACGGCAAGAGTACATTCATTGATGTTATCCGTGATGTATTCGGCGATTATGCCGCAAACATTCAGCCTGAAACAATTATGGTAAGAAACTCTCAGAGCAGTGCCATAAACAGCGACATTGCACGGTTAAAGGGTGCAAGGCTTGTCACCTCGGTTGAGCCGAACGAGGGCGTGCGAATTAATGAGGGACTTCTCAAACAGCTTACGGGTGACGATACCGTAACAGCAAGAAAGCTGTACAGCGAGGAATTTGAGTTCAAGCCCGAGTTCAAGCTGTGGATGGCGACAAACCATAAACCGATTATCAGAGGCACTGACACGGGCATATGGCGAAGAATACATATGATACCGTTCAATGTTCAGATTCCCGAGGATAAGGTTGATAAGAACCTTACGCATAAGCTTAAAGCCGAAATGACCGCAATTTTTAAATGGTGTATTGACGGCTGTATTCTGTGGCAAAGAGAGGGTTTGAAAATGCCGTCCGCCGTTCTTCAGAGCGTGAGAGAGTACAAGCGCGAAATGGATGTCATTTCCGCCTTTATCGAGGACAGATGTGTGTTAGAGGGTTCGGTTCAGGCAAGCACGCTCTATGCCGCCTATACAAGCTGGGCAGGAGATAACAACGAATATTGTATGTCAAACACCAAATTCAGTACCGAACTTGCCAAACGATTTGAAAAAGTAAAGGGAAGAAATTTCAATTATTTCAACGGAATTTCAATTTATAAAGATTGTTAGTGTGGTAGCTTGAGGAGGGTTTACGGGTTTTTCTAACCTTTCGTATAAGAAAAATAAACTAATATTATATATATAGAAAGGGTTCTTTAAAATAGCACCAAACCCACCACAAGCCTCCGCAGGAGGTAATATGAAAAAATATGATTTTAACAATCCACAGGTGTTTGAACAGCTTGAGGATAAAGCAATTGACGGTCAGCTTGATTACTCATCCTTTCCGCCGCCCGAATACAAATACTTTTCAAGGCTTGCAAAGGTCGGCTACAACAACCGTCATAAAGGCTGGGACATAAACATCTGCCTTGAATGGCAGGACAAGCTCAGAACGGAGTATAAGCGTGACAGAAATGACGCAGACGAATACCGTATGCTCTCCCAAAGAATTATGGATAATGTAAAGAAAAGCGCTGACTTCGTCCGTAAGATGTATCAGTCCCAAACCAACGAGCAAACCGTAATCAATGCCCTCCAAGCCTTAGAATGCCTAACCAACGAAAACGGCTTAACCAAAAGAATAACCAAAAAATTAAAGGAGAATGAAAACAATGACAAACTGCACAAAACATTGGATTGAAAGCGAGGTAGATATAGATTGACGGTTAAAGATTATTTATATTCGGTCAGGGTTTCGGATAAGCTGATCAGAACGAAAGAACACGAGCTGTCGAAACTTAGGCTGAATATTGCACAGGTATCGGTTAAGCAGAACGAGCCTGTTAAGACATCAGGAGTGAATGACCCTATGCGGATTGTTGACAGGATTGCAGACCTTCAGGCTGAAATCAATCGGGAAATTGACAATCTTGTGCGGTTGAAAACTGAAATCCGCAGTAAAATCAACGCACTTGACGATTACCGTTACATTGCAATTTTGACTGAGTATTACATAAATTGTCAGAGGTGGGAGGATATTGCTGAGAGTATGGAAATGAGCGTAAGGCATACCCTGAGATTGCACGGCGAAGCGTTACAGGCGTTCCGAAAAAAGTTCGATTTCTCGTAAAATTATTTTGAAATGTCATTGAATGTCACCCTTACCCTGCGTATAATGGTATTATGAAAGTTTAACAAACAGGACATATGTAGAACTCTCCTAAGATAAAAAAATTGCACAGACCGCTCTCACCCCGAGGGCGGTTTTGTGTTGTGTGTGGTTATTTTATACAAATTATTACTTTCTTGATTGTGCGGTTTACAGAAAAATGTAAAATCTGTTGAATTGTGTCAAATAATATGATAGATTAGTGATATATTACAACTAAGGAGAGTTGCATATGAGCGAAGAAAATAAGGCAAAACCCTGTTTTGTTATAATGCCTATATCAGACCAGCCACAATACCCTGCAGGTCATTTTAATAAAATATACGAACAGATAATTGTTCCTGCTGTCAAAGAGGCGGGGTTTGAACCTGTAAGAGCAGACAGTAATCAAATATGTGATTCGATAATGCAAAAAATTTTGAAAAATTTAGTTGAATGTGATATGGCAATTTGTGATTTAAGTTCAAGAAATCCGAATGTTATGTATGAATTAGGAATTCGACAAGCCTATGGTAAAAAAGTAGTTTTGATACAGGATGATGCTACTGATAAAATTTTTGACGTAGCAGGAATAAATACTGTTTTTTATAAGAGAGATAGATTGTATGAAAATGTTATTAAGGCAAAAGATGATATTGCTAATGCAATAAAGGAAACTTATGCAAATGGTTCATTTTCGTTAATGAGTATAGCAAATTTAGAAAATGCAACTGTAGATAATTCCAAAATTGATGGGGTTGTTTTGGCTAGACTTATGATGCAATCAATATATTCAAAGTTAGATGCTATGGAAGACTCAATAAGACTGCTTTCTAATACGCAAAATGTTAGCGATGAATTAAATTGTGGCCTCAATAATCGTAGTTTTGCACGGCTGGTTATGGAATGCAAAGATGTATTGAGTAATTATCCAGATAATCTCGATTTACTTGTTTCCTGTTATCGAAGATTATCGAGAGCTAATAATGTGATGCTTAATAGTAGGAATGATAAATCTTTTACACCTAAAGACTATCTAAATGTGAAAAATACACTGATAGAATTGAATGACAGAATTAATGCTTTAACGCCTAATACTGATTAATGGAGAGTGCATTTAGTACTCTCTTTTCTTTTGCTTATTTTTAGAATTTTCAGACAAAGAGAGGTGGTACCGTGAAAGACAAATTAAATGCAAGGCAGAGGAAGTTTGCGGAATATTATGCGCAGAGCGGTAACACCGTTCAGAGTGCGATACAGGCAGGATATTCAGAAAATTACGCAAACGCAAGAGCGTATGAATTGTTGGAGAATGTTGGAGTTTCAAAATACATCAAGGAGCTTTCCGATAAGCTCAAAGATGAGCGCATTATGAGTGCAAAGGACAGACAGGTTGCTTTGTCCGACATTGCAAGGAATTACGGGCAGGACACCTCCGACAGAATCAGGGCGATTGACACGCTCAACAAGATGACGGGCGAATACACCGTTAAGGTTGACGCAAAGGTTGAGCAGTCCGAAAAGCTATCCGATGTGTTCAGACAGTTGGGTGGTGAGGGACTGAGTGAGTAACAAATTCCCGTTGTCACAAAAGTATATCGACTTTATCAACACAACAAATGTGTCGGCTGAATTTCTTGAAGGCACTACAGCCTCAGGAAAAACAACAGTCGGAGCAGGCGTTAAGTTTATGCGAATGGTGTCGCAGTCGTCGAAGAAGCTTCACGCAATTGCCGCCAAAACTACGGGCAAGGCTGAGGAAACTATAATTCAACAGGACAACGGTATTCTCGACTTGCACCGCAACGCTGTCTATTGTGGCAACGGCGACAAGGATTATAAGCTGCCGCATATCAAGTTTGAGGGCAAAATTATCTATATTCTCGGCTACAGCAGTCGGGATAAATGGGAAATGGTTCTCGGTGCGCAGTTTGGGTGCGTTTATATTGACGAAATCAACACCGCCGATATCGAGTTTATCCGAGAGATGTCAACCCGTAATGACTATATGCTTGCAACGCTGAATCCCGATGATCCGAGCCTGCCTGTGTATAAGGAGTTTGTCAACCGCTCCCGTCCTTTTAAAAAATATGAAAACGATGTTCCTCCCGAGATTACGGCGGAGCTTACCGAAGAACCTGTACCGAATTGGCGGTATTGGTTCTTTTCTTTTGCCGACAATTTAAGTCTTACACCCGAACAGATTGAAAAGAAAAAGAACTCTGCACCGAAAGGTACAAAGCTCTATAAAAATAAAATCTTAGGTTTGCGAGGCAGAGCAACAGGTCTTGTGTTCCCGAATTTTGAGAGGGCAAGACATATCAAATCAAAAGAGTGGGCAGGAAAGTTTTTGAACTGTAACCGCAAGTCGGAACACTTTGTTCAGTTCACCGCAGGTCTTGATACCGCCTATTCGCAGAAGTCGCCTGACACTATCGCAATGACATTTTACGGCATTACCAATCACGGCAAGTGTGTTCAGCTTGATGAAAGAGTTTATAACAACGCTGAAATGCAAACGCCTATTGCCCCGAGTGACACGGTGAAGAATTTTATTGATTTTCTTGACCGAAACCGTGATGAATGGGGCTTTGCACGCACGGCTTTTATTGACAGCGCCGACCAAGCGACTATTACCGAATTTCAAAAGTATAAGCGACAGCACGGCTGTGTCTATGACTTTGCAAATGCATGGAAGAAAACGAAGATTATCGACCGAATCAATCTTGTACTCGGCTGGCTTGCCACCGACTGTTATTTTGTGCTTGAACATTGTAAAAACACGATTGCCGAGTTTGAAATTTACAGCTGGCGAGAGGATAAAGACAACACACCCGAGGACGGTCACGACCATTGCATTAACAGCGGTCAATATGCGTGGCTGCCGTTTAAAAATATTATTGGAAGTGAAATAAATGGGGCTGATTAACAGAATGGCTGAATCTATCAGATCGGGAATTAAAAACTTTTTGCAGATTACTCCTGCAAGCGACAAAACAATTACCGTCACCGAAACGAGCAATCATCTGACCGAGTGCTTTATCAATCGCATTTGGTATTGGGGCAACAGCAGACAGCTTGCGGAGCTGTACAGGCAGATTGATACAAACAAAACTATGTTTTGGGCGGCAAAAAGCACAAAGGGGCTTGAAATCCGTAAAATACACACGGGCTTGCCGGCACTCATCTGCGAAACGCTTGTGAATATCGTAATTGCCGACTACAACGGCACAGATGTTACAAGTAAAAATTCAACCGCTTATGCAGAGCGTTGGGAAGACATTGAAAAGCAGAACAAGCTATCCGACACGGTTAAGCAAATGCTCCGTGACCTATGTGTTGTTGGTGACGGTGCTTTTAAGGTCAGCTTTGACACGGCTGTATCAGATGTTCCGATTGTTGAATGGTATCCTGCCGAAAACATCGACTTTACATATGTGCGCGGCAGAATCCGAGAGGTTAAGTTTTACACCGATTACACGCAAAAACACCGCCGTTACCGTTTTGAAGAAACATACGGTTACGGCTATATTCACTATGCTTTGTATGATGACAACGGCAAAGAGATTGACCTGCACACGGTTGACGCTCTTTCGTGGATTGATTCAAAGGGCGTTACATTTGACGAATCATATATGTGGGCTGTACCTGTCCTTTACGGCAAATCGTGCCACAAGGGCAGAGGTGCGGGCATTATCGGCATAAAAACAGACGCTTTCGACAGCCTTGATGAAGTGTGGTCACAGTGGATGGACGCACTCAGAGCCTGCCGAACAAAGCAGTATGTGCCTGGTTGCCTTGTTCCGAGAAATCCCGAAACCTGTCAGCCGATATCGCCAAATCCGTTTGACAACCGATTTATCACCGTGGGCAACGATATGTCTGAAAACGGCAACGGCAACAGGATTTACACCGAAAGTCCGCAGATTCAGCACGAAAGCTATTTGAGTTCATACATTACTGCCCTCGACCTTTGTTTGCAAGGCATTATATCGCCGTCAACTCTCGGCATTGATACGAAGAAGCTTGATAATGCAGACGCTCAGCGTGAAAAGGAAAAGACAACCCTTTACACAAGGCAGAATCTTGTCAAAATCACGCAGAACGCACTTCAAAGCCTTGTTGAAGTTGTACTCAATGCAGACGGTGAACTTAACGGCAAGGGTATTGTTGAGGGCTTGGAAGTGTCCGTAAACTTCGGCGAATATGCAAATCCGAGCTTTGAAAGTCAGGTTGAAACCGTGTCAAAAGCAAGACAGGGCGGTTTGATGTCAGTTGAAACCTCGGTTGACGAGCTTTACGGCGACAGCAAGTCGGAGGATTGGAAAGCCGAAGAGGTTCAGAGAATTAAGGAAGAACAGGGCATTGCAGGCGAAGAAGAAAAATCGGAGCTTGACGATGTGGACCTTACCGACACAGAAGAACCTGACAATAACGCAGATGATGAAGAAAATGCGGAAAATAATGCAGAAAAAACCGAAAGCAATCCCGAACAGAATGATACACAGGTAAACAATGAGTGATTACAATATCAGAGAAGCCTTTGAAAAAATCGAAGATGAACTGATTGACAGCATGATGAGAAATTTCAGTCGTCACAGAGCCGAAGAAACCAAAGAGGGTTACAACTGGACACAATGGCAGGCTGAACAGCTCAAAAGTCTTGAAGAGTACCGTAAGCACAACGCAAAGAAATTCGGCAAGCGTTTCAAAACCATTAACAGCAAGGTTGAAGAGATGATTCGCACCGCCAAAGCTGACGGAAATGCAAGTCAGGAGGCAGAAATTCTTGAAGCTGTCAAGGACGGTTTCAAGGCCCCGAAAAAGCCGTCAGCATACAGCACAGCCGAGTTTTTTAAGGTGAATGACCGTAAACTTGACGCACTCATAAAATCGACCACAGACGATTTAAAGAGGGCAGAAACGGCAGTTTTGCGTATGAGCAACGACAAGTACCGCAAGGCGATTTTTAACGCACAGGTTGCAATGAACACGGGTGCGGTTACATACGAAAAAGCCGTTGATATGGCTTGCAAAGATATGCTTAACGCAGGTCTTAATTGTGTGGAATACAAAAACGGTGCAAGGCATACGCTCTCGGATTATGCGGATATGGCGGTTAAAACAGCCAACAAAAGAGCCTATCTTCGTGGCGAGGGCGAAAAGCGAGCCGAATGGGGAATATCGACTGTAATTGTGAATCGCCGTAACGGTGCTTGCCATGAGTGTGCCGACTTTGTGGGACAAGTATTTATTGATGACGTTTACAGCGGAGGAACAAAGAAAGACGGCGATTATCCGTTGCTTTCAGACGCTATATCGGCAGGACTGTTTCATCCTCGCTGCAAGGATAGTACAAGTACATATTATAAAGACATAAGCACACCGCCTGAATCAGAAGTTTTGAGCAGTGATGAAAAAGAAAAACTTGGAGAACAGGAACGGTTGCAAAATCAATTAAATTATTGCAAACGTCAACAGAAAACCTTTGACCATTTAGCCAGATACTCGCTTGATAAAGATAATCAGCAAATGTATTTGGCAAGGGCAAAACAATGGGAAAACAAGGCAGCGGAAGTTCAAAAAATGCTTGATAATTCGGTTGCAAAATCCGCTGAAAGTGGTATAATTAATAAAAAGACGACTACTGTTGATGCAAATAATATTTCAATTATTGCAAACTCCAGTCCGACTATTCAAGATACAAAAGAATTTCTTGATTTGTTGAATAATAATTCAAACGACAATATCAAAAAAGCCTATAAAAATTATTCTTCTCAACTGAACAGTGTAAAATACAATCCGTCTGGAGGTTGTTATCGTTCTAACTTAAAAGAAATAAGTTATGGATATCCCGATAAAAACCAACTAGCTGACGGTAGAAGTAAATTCAGCACATTATCACACGAATACGGGCATTTTATTGATGATGTGGGCGTATTTAAAAACCTTAATTTTAGAGAAATTGACGCTATAAAACAAAGTGTAAAATTATCTAATAATTTGATAAAAAATGAAGCCAGTGTAAGTGATGAATTTCTAAAAGCATTGCGAAAAGATAAAAGTGCTTTAAGCACAAAAATCTTTGATAGTACCTTTAGGGATGATTTATTTAGTTCATCTGCCAGTGCAGGAGTTCAAGATGCAATATGCGGAATGTTTGGCACTAAACGCACAAAAATGAAATGGCAACATAAAGATAGCTATTATGACCGCAGATATTCTTCTTTTAAACAATTAAAAATAGAAAAAGATGTACAAAAGGTATACATAAACTTAGGTTATGATGCAAGTAATCAAGCAAAAGTAAAGTCTATTGTAAGAGATTATGAAACAGCATCCGAAACGTGGGCTAATATAATGAGCGCAGAAACCTGCGGAGGCTTGGAGCTTGAATATGTAAAAAAATATCTTCCCAATAGTTATAGTAGCTTTTTGAATATTATGAAGGAGTTGAAATAGTATGAGTGTACACGAAAATCTTGAATATCAGAACAGTACTGAAAATGCCATAAAAAAATATGAAAGAGTTTTCGGTGAAGGCTCTTTTCCTGATTTCTATTTTGAATATGAATTTGACAGAGCAACATTTGAAAACAAAATTGTTGAAGCCATAAACAAGTGTTTGGAAAACGATAAAGATGTTTATGAAATGAAAATAGTTCCATTAACTGCACTTGAAACCAGCTACTAATTAAAAAAAACCGCTCCCACAGAGTGAGGGCGGTATTTTTATACCCATTTTTAGGAGGTGAGAATATGAAGGTTAGAGTAATCAGACAGTTCAACGACAAGACCGAGGGGTTTATAACACGACCGCTCAATGAAACCTATGAATGCTCGGACGAACGAGCCGAACAGCTTATCTCAGGCGGCTTTGTTGAGCCTGCGCCTGATAAGCCAAGAAAAACCAAATCAGTAGATTAAGCACTTTACGATTGCGTAGGGTGCTTTTTTATTGTCCGAAGACATTAAACTACGGGAGACACCGTGCAAAACTGAAACAGAGAGACACTCTATAAACTGATTACGGGAGACACCCGAAAAACTGAAAGGATATAAAAAAATGGCAGAACCAAATCCAACACCAACCCCCAATGAACCGACACCTGCACCGCAGGGAACTCCACAGGGAAACGCTCCTACCTTTGATTACGACAAGCTCGCAAGCCTTATTACAGGCAAACAAAGCGTGACAGAGGACACCGTTTTGAAGTCATATTTTAAGGAGCAGGGGTTGTCAGCCGATGAGATGAAAGAGGCTATCGGTGCTTTTAAAAAGCAGAAAGCCGAGAACACTCCCGACTTTGCAAAAATGCAGTCGGAAGTTGAATCTGCAAACAACGCAAAACTTATGGCAGAAGTCAACCAGTCGGCAACCCTCGAAGCCGTAAAACAGGGCGTTGACATTGCAACCGTTCCTTATGTGCTTAAAATTGCAGACTTTTCAAAGGCTGTGACAGACGGCAAGGTCAATGCGGAAAAACTGACAGAGGCTGTTAAAAAGGTGCTTGACGATATCCCCGCACTCAAGGGCAAACCTGCCGAGAACGGCACAGGAGTTAAGAAAATCGGCGGTGACGGCAACGGTACATCGGACGGTACAAAACCAAAGGCAAATGTTCCTACCAAAAAATGGAACAGATTTAATATTTAACCAAAGAAAGGATTGAAAAATTATGGCAAACACAAATAACTATGCCGAGCAGTTCAGCCCTGATCTGCTCGAAATTCTCGTTCAGGGCACACTCACATCACCATTCATCACTTCAAATGTAAAGTGGGTTGGCGCAAGAACTTTCCACTTCACACAGATGAGTACATCAGGCTTTAAGAACCACAATCGCAACGGCGGTTGGAACAAGGGCAAATATATTCAGACAGATGTTCCGTTCACCTGCGAACACGACCGTGATATTGAGTTCCTCGTTGATAAGGCAGATGTTGATGAAACAAATTCGACTGCAAGCGTTGAGAACATTTCAAAGACATTTGAACAGACACAGGTTGCTCCCGAAACAGACGCACTTTTCTTCTCAAAGGTTGCAGCAAAGGCTCAGGCAACAGACGGCTACCATTCATCAACAAAGACATCGGAGTGGACTAAGGAGAACGCTTATTCAAAGCTCAAAACAATTCTCTCTGCCGGCAAGCTCCGCAGATACAAGGCAAGAGGCACACTTGTTGCCTATGTGACATCTCACATTATGGACTGCCTTGAACAGTCAACAGAGTTCACTCGTAAGATTGAGCTTACACAGATTGCAGAGGGCGGTATCGGCATTGAAACAAGAGTGACCGAGATTGACGGTTGCCCTATCATCGAGGTTATTGACGATGAGCGTTTCTACGATAACTTCAACTTTAACCCCGATGACGGCGGTTTTGAGCCTGCAACAGGCGCTCACAAAATCAATGTTCTTGTTGCCTGCGGTGAAACCTGCAAGACTGTTCCGAAGATTTCAAGCATTTACTTCTTTGCTCCCGGCTCACACACAGAGGGTGACGGCTGGCTCTATCAGAACCGTTCGCTTTCCGATACATTCGTATTCCCGAACGGCAAGGACGGCAAAATTGACAGCATTTATGCCGATGTTGACACAACGGCGGTTGCGTAATGTATGCCGATTACATTGAACATCAGGGCGGAGATGGAAACAGTATTATCTCTGCCGAACACATTGATGTTCTGACTTTTAACCGCATTGATTTTGAAAAACTTTCGGAAATGCAGAAGAGAATCATCGGCAGAGTGCATAGCAGACTTACTGCTTTTGAAGAAGAAAATGCCGATATGATTTCTTCCTACCTGAAAAGCTATTCAATCAACGGCACATCAATGGAATTTGGCGCAAGCTGGAATTTAATGTGTATCAGCGGAGTGGCAATTCCTGCCGACCTCTATGCGTTGCTAAAATCAACAGGACTTTGTTATCCTGCAATCTGAAAGGTGCGTGAAAACCGTGAAATTTCCGTCACTTGTAAAAAAGCAGTTCTGCAAAACTCCTGTCGAGGTCACAATCTACGGCGAGGGAATAACCGAGGACGGCTCTCCTGTTATCGCATTTGAGTGCAAAAACCTGTATCCCTCCGAAAATCTTTATCCGTCAAATCTTCGCTGCGGAGGCAATGCTGTATGCAATGTGCAGTCAAAGGCAAAGACGGTCCATACCAAAGAGCAGAAAATTGTTCAGGTGTCGGCTGTCTTGCTTTTTGACGGCGACATTGCTCCCGACAGCCCCACTTTAAGCGGTGGCTTTGTAATCCTTGACGGCGTAAAACGAAACATCGTACAGGGTACAAAACACCGCAACCCCGACGGCACAGTTAATTTTACGGAATTGGATGTGATTTAATGGGATTTTCGGTATCTTCAAAAATCAAACTCAATATTCCTGTTGTAAAACAGCTTGACAAGGTAAAGCAACAGGCTCTTGAACAGACAGGTGATGCACTTCTTACACAGGTGAAAAACACGCAGGTAATGCCGTTTGATACAGGTAATCTTCAGAACGAAAACACCTTTGTTGATTACGCTCAGAGCCGGAACGGCACGGTTAAAATAGTGTCAAGCACTCCGTATGCAAGGCGGTTGTATTTTCATCCCGAGTATAATTTCAGCCGTGAGGAAAACATTGCCGCAGGCGGTAAATGGTTCTCACCGTGGCTTGAGGGCGGTACACGGCAGAATTTTTGCAGTCAAACATTCACTAAAATATATAGGAGAAATACAGGACTTTGATTTACTTATCGGACATCAGAGATTGGCTCAAAAGCGTTACCTCAGCCGAGCATTATTACATCGGCAAACTTGACAACAAGCAGGACAGGTCAATCGGTGTGTATTCATTAAAGCAGTCGGGAACACCCACAAGGGCAATCGGCGGTGAAAGTACCTACGATACAATAAGCGTGTCTTTGCTTATCCATTACACCGACAACGCAAGAGAAACCGAGGAGTTTGCACGCAGACTTTACGAAACGCTTTACGGCATTAAAAATGTTGAAATTAAGGAACACAAAATCTATATAATCGAACTGCTCACGGAAGAACCCGTTGATGTGGGAACAGATGACAAGGGTGTGTATGAGCAGGTCATTGAAGTTAAATTTTATTACGAAAGGAAGTAATTTTATGGCAAAAGTTGAATCGGGAGTATTCCCGTGCTATGAAAATCAGTTTGCGGTTGGCAAGGCAGGAACAGAATCCGCCACGACAAATATTGCTAACTGCGAAGAATTTTCCGTTGCATTTGACAACGGTGTCGAGGAATGGATAGCCTTTGAAAACGAGGGCTGGAAGTCAAGGCTTATGACAGCAAAGTCAATCACAATTTCGGTAAAGGGCAAGCGTACAATCGGTGATGCAGGCAATGACCAGATTGCTGCCCTTGCATTTGAAAACGGCAGAAAGGCAGAAGTTTCGTTTATGTGGACCTTCCCCAACGGTGCAACCGTCCTCTTTAAAAATGCAGTTGTATCCGTTACATCAAACGGTGCAGGCGCAAGTACGGGTGTTGCTCCGCTTGAATTTGAAGTTATGTCAAACGGCAAGCCGGTATATACAGCAGCCGCTTAAAAAATGAAAGGAATGAACGATTATGTCAAAGTTAATTGATATTACAGACAAGCTTAATTTTGAGGAAAAGCCGAGTGTCAGAGTTAAAAATGTTGACCTTGCAATCAACAATGACGCAGTTTCAATGCTCAAAGTTGCGGCACTTTTTGAGGACGGCAACGGCAAGAACAAAGATGTTATCAAAATGTATCATCTTCTTTTTGATGAATCCGAGAGAGAAAAGATTGAAAAGTTACAGCTGAATATTCACGATTTCAGCACCCTTATCAGCGAATCTGCCAAAATTGCAACAGGCGATTTGACTGACGAGGGGGAAGCTTAGACCCCGGCTACGACCTGATTGATGACTTTGATTTAATCGTGTCGAGCTTTCGCTCGGAGTACGGGGTCAGCATTTATTCAAGGGATTTTGCTAAAATGAGTTGGAATGAGTTCTGCTCACTTCTGCAAGGCTTAGGACCCGAAACACCGCTTGCAAGAACGGTTCAAATTCGCCTTGAAACCGACAAAGAGGTCTTGAAAAACTTTACTTCGTCACAGCATAAAATCCGCAACAAGTGGCGGTCAAGGAATATAAAGCACTATTCAGACGAAGATATGAACACCGTTCTTGCAGAATTTCAAAACTTCTTCGCTAATCTGTAAATTTGTACATAATTTTCGCTGTATCTACAAAATTCTTGACAATGCTAATATATAGTGATAAAATGTAACATACACTAACAAATTTATTAAGGAGAGTGTATGTTTATGAAATGTCCACATTGCGGAAACGAATTAAAGGACGATGCAAAATTTTGCGACAAGTGCGGTGCAGGCTTTGGCGGAAACGATTCAACCTCGGCAACCGTAAATCCTGCAAATGCAAAGAAGAAAATTTACAAGCGTTGGTATTTTTGGGTTATTATCGTTGTTGCTATTATGATTGTTGGCGGTGTAAACGGTGCAATTAACGGTAACAGCAGCTCAAACAAATCAAAGCAGGAAACTACTGTTGCAAATCAGAGTTCAGAAAAAGCAACTGAAAAAGCGACAGAAGCACCGACCACAAAAGAAGTTGCAACAGAAAAGCCTACTAAAGACCCGAAGAAGGTTGAAAAAGAATTTAAAGACAGTTGCAAAACAATCGACTTTAAAACTCTTTCAAGAAACCCTGACAAGTACAAAGGTAATGACTACAAGTTTGAAGGTCAGATTATTCAGGTTCAGGAAGGCTGGGGCGATTCGGTTGACCTGAGAATCAATATAACCAAAGAAGAAAATGAGTATCTTGATGAACCATTGTGGACTGATACAATCTACGCAACTGTAGAAATTCCTGACGGTGCGGACAAACTCCTTGAAGATGATGTAATCACATTCTGGGGAACTTGTGACGGCGACTATACATATGAAACCGTAATGGGCAACAATGTGTCACTTCCGAAAATCGACATCAAATACTACGAACTCAACAAATAAAACAAAAAGCCACTCCAAACGGGGTGGCTGTTCTTCTGCAATTTTTTTAAGCGTACATCATAACGGTGTGCGCTGTTTTTATGCCTGTTTTTAAAAAATCTAAAATGAAAGGAAGTGGTGAATATGGCGACAAAGGCGGGTGAAATTGAGCTTGATGTCAGGCTTACGGGTGATGATATTTCAAAAACATTGCATAAGATTTCCGATTCAATTACAAAAAAGTTTGATTCGGCATTTTCAAGTCTTTCAAAAGATTTTGAAAATGTAAGCACTGATATGAAACAGTCCTTTTCAAAGGTTGCGGAGGGTGTTTCTCAGAAAACCGAGAAAGAGTTTTCAAACATCAAAGGCAGCGGTGAGCAGTTAAGCAATTCGGTTTCATCCTCGTTTAAGAAAATCGGTGCGGCTGTGGTTGCCGCCTTTTCCGTTGCCAAAATCAAGGAGTTTGGTCAGCAGTGCATTGAATCGGCTGCGGAAGTCAATGCGGCAAATTCGCAGTTTGAGCAGACATTCGGCACAATGCAGTCACAGGCAGAATCGGCTATATCAAGTGTTGCAACTCAGAGCGGTATTCTTGAAACCCGATTACAAGGTGTCGGCACAAGCATTTATGCCTTTGCAAAAACTACCGGAATGGACAGTTCAAGTGCTTTGGGTATGATGCAGGAGGCTTTACAGGTAACAGCCGACAGTGCCGCATATTATGACCGTTCGCTTGAAGACACCGCAGAAAGCCTGAAATCGTTTCTCAAAGGCAACTTTGAAAATGATGCCGCACTCGGTTTGTCCTGTACTGAAACCACACGAAATGCGGCGGCTAATAAGCTGTATGGCAAGTCATTTACGGATTTGTCGGAATCGCAGAAACAGCTCACGCTTTTGCAAATGGTCAAGGACGCTAATCAGCTTTCGGGTGCTATGGGACAGGCAAGCCGTGAAGCAGACGGTTGGGAGAATGTAACGGGCAACCTCAGAGAAAGTTGGAAACAGCTCCTTGCCGTAGTCGGTCAGCCTATTCTTCAGGTGGCAACTCAGGTTGTAAAGCGGTTGAGTTCCGCACTTGCAACTTTAACGGAATATGCCAAAGGTGCGGTTGAATCGCTTTCAAAGGTCTTCGGCTGGGATACAGGCAACAACACCGCAAGCAATATCAAATCTGCGTCCGATTCTGCCAAAAGCCTTACGGATACGGCAGATGACAGTTCAAAGTCACTTGATAATGTTCAGAAAAGTTCCGAAAAAGCAAAGAGAAGTGTTGCGGGCTTTGACAAGCTGAATGTGCTTTCAAGCTCTGACAGCTCATCTTCAAAGTCAGACACCTCCTCATCAAAAAGCTCTTCAGGCGGTTCATCAGGCGGAAATGTTGCAAAGAATGTTGTCAAGGATACAAGCAAAAATCTTTCGGGGACATTCAAAAATCTATACGAAAAAAGCGGATTCAAAGGCTTTGTCGAGAATGTACAGAAAGGTATTAACAAGGTTGATTGGTCAGCTATAGGCAAGAACTGCAAGACTGTTTTTGATAATGCTGTTCCTATAGTTCAAAAGGCATTCGGCACAATGCAAAAGGTCGGTTCTGCAAAACTCGGGGCAATCGGCTCTGCATTCGGAGCGGTTGCGACAATCGGCGGAAAGTCGTTTCAGACCATTTCAGGCGGTGTTGCAAAGTGGATTTCAAAAGACAGGGAAAAGATTATCGGCTTTATCGACACCATAGGCAACAATCTTACAAACGGCTATAACAACCTTTCAATCTTTTTTGATAATTTCGGTACACTTGCAGGCAATGCAATTGACAATGTTCGCCCTCAAATGGAAGAATCAATTTCCAATCTTTTAAGCGGTCTTACAACCTTTGCGGGCTCAGTCGGCGAAGTCGTTTCGGGTGCGTTTTCAATCGCAACCGAAAGCCTTGTTGAATGGACTGAAAATGACGGTGCAACAATCATAAAATTTCTTGAAAATTTACAATTGCAGTTTGCAGATGTGTTTAACTTTATCGGTCAGATTTTCGGAGATATCGGAACAATTATCAGTAATTGGTGGAACGGCAACGGACAGCAGATTTTTCAGAATATCTGCAATATGTTTACCAACATCGGCACAACCCTGATGAATGTTTACAATCAATGGATTAAGCCTGCGTGGGATTTTATCGTAGCAATCGTAAAATCAGCTTGGGAAAACTGGCTGAAGCCTGTTTTTGAGGGTGCAATAAACTTCTTCGGCAAGGTTGCAGACTGTGTTTCAACCGTGTGGAATAACTTCCTGTCACCGTTTGTAAACTGGCTTGTCAGCTTTTGGGGACCTATATTTCAGAATGTTTTCAATGCCGTAAAAAGAGTGTTTGATAATGTGTTTACATTTATCGGTGGGTTGGTTACCTCTATACAGAAAACATTCGGCGGTCTAATTGACTTCATTACAGGTGTTTTCTCAGGCGATTGGAAAAAAGCATGGCAGGGCATCTATGACTTCTTCAAAGGTATTTGGGACGGCATTTGCGCCGTGTTTAAGTTCATTATAAACGCAATCATTGACGGCATAAATGCGTTGTGGACGGGTATTTATAACTTTGTTTCGGGCGTTGTTAATTCAATCGGCGGAATAGCCGGTATTATCGGAGCGGCATTTGGACAGGATTGGAACTTTTCAATGCCTGAAAATCCGCCTCTCATTCCGAGATTTGAAGAACCCACGGAATCACCGGCACGAAAATTTGCAAAAGGCGGTATTGTTAAAGCTCCGACACTTGCTGTTGTCGGCGATAACGCAGGTGCTAACAGCGGCAATCCTGAGGTTATTTCTCCGCTCAACAAGTTGCAGGGTATGCTCGATAATTCGGGCGGTCAGGATACCGTGATTCTTACGCAAATTCTTGACCTGCTTAAACGCATTTATGAAATGTTCATTATCTTCCGCAATAACGGTGGCAACACTTATTCGTTTACGGCAGAACTTGAGGGTTCAACGCTTTTTGAAGAAATGATAAGGCAGGATGAGCTTTACAGACGCAGACACAACGGTAAATCCGCATTTGCATAAAGGGGGAATGCTATGTCAAATTATAACGGCTATTTGCTTAAATTCGGCAACAACATAATGCCAAATAAGTACATTACCGCATTTTCATCAACTCCGAATCAGCGACTTGAAACTTCTGCGGAACGAGATCAGAACGGTACGCTTCAAAGGGCAACGCTGCCAAATTACAAAACAAAAATTTCGTTTTCAACTCACATTCTTCATCTTGACGAAAAGATTGATTTTCAGTCGATTATCAACCTCTCAATGGCGAATAAGTTACAGAGAAAGTGCAGGGTAACTTATTGGAACGATGAAACGAACAGCTATTACACCTCTTATTTTTATATTCCTGATATTGAATATACCGTAATGAATGCCGAAAAAAGTGATATAACCTATCAGCCGATTACGGTTGAGCTGATTGAGTATTAAGGGGTGATTCTTAAAAATGCTTGTATCTAAAGAAATTGCTGATAAGCTGAAAACAAACACACTTTACAACACCGTTGCCCTGCATTCTCCTGACGGCAGTTTTGAGGATATAACCGGCGAAAGTATCGTGCTTGACAGTTTTTCGCTTGAAAATGAAATCGTTGAAAAAAAATTGAAATTCGGCGGTTGCATAGCCTCTGAAATGAGCGTGAAACTCATTGATTATGATTGCTCGGCTTTGATAGGAAAGACGGTACAGGTCATCATAACGGCGACATATCTTGAATCGGAGCTGTATCCGTCAGATGATTTGTACCCGTCAAATACTCTTATTTGTCCTGCCGAAACAGGAACGGTTGAATGTCCTGTTTTCTACGGTAAAATTCAGTCGGTTCAAAGAGATAAAAAACAGCGTAACATCGTCAAAATCACAGCCTATGACGCTTTTTATGATATGTCAAAGGTGGATGTGTCTTTGTGGTTTGCAGGCAAAGAGAACGAGGACGGCAGTTTTGGTTATGGTTATGCTCACTATGCAAAAGACGAAACTTTTATGCATCTATACAGCGCCCTTTATGATAAGTGGGAAGATTACGGTGTGGAGGCTGTTTCATACTTGCCGGAACTTGATATTTTAAGTTTGCCTCTTAATTTTGATGATGCCTGCGTGAAAAAGGTTATAAAGAATATTACCCTATCGGATTTAATTCAGGCTTATGCGGAATTATCCTTGTGTTTTGCGATGATTGACCCTAAATACGGGTATCTTAAATTTTTATCGCTCTACGGCAAACAGTCGGCAGATACCGTTGATTCATACAAGGAGCTGTCTTTTGAGGATTACGAACTTGAACCTATCCGTATGTACAGTGCTAAGTTTGCCGATAAAAAAACATATTTGTATGGCAGCAGTAACGATTTTTCGTGGTATGTTTCCGATAATATTTTGATGAGGTGCAGAACAACAGCAAGTGATATCGGTGCTAAATATAATTCTGCTAATTTTTTTGGCAGTGTATATAAATACCGCCCGACAAAAATTAAGCTGTTTTCGTATTGGTGGCTTGAGGCAGGCGATAAGTACACAATTAAAACTCCGTTTAAGGATTTGCCGACAATCGAAACATTTGTGTTCAATAAGAAAATGGACGGATTTATAACTACCCTCACATCAAAGGGTGAAAAGCGATTAGGAAAGGAAATAAAAGAGAATGAACAAATACAATAAAATCGGCTTTGTGAACGGCTCTGCTCCTGCGCTCAATGCCGACAACCTCAACCATATGGACGAGGGGATTGAACGGGCAACAGACGGAGCAATTGCACTTGAAAACGAAATAACCACGGCAAGAGGTGATTCTGCCGACCTGAACACACGCTTCATCAGCGGTGAAGCGAGCCTTGAAGCCGTGAAGTCCGAAATAGCCACGGCAAGAGGCAGTCAGAGTTCGCTCGGAGCAAGGCTTGATACGGTTGACACAAATCTTACGAATAAAGCAAACAAAAGCGACATTGATTCGATTAACTCCCGTTTGCAGAGCACTGAGACAACGCTGAAAAATAAAGCTAACACAACCGATGTGAGCAACGGCCTTGCAAACAAAGCTAATAAAGCTACAACGCTTGCCGGCTACGGTATCACAGACGGAATTAAAGATGCAGCAGGCACGGTCAGAGCTGTCAACTTGGCATATGATGTCAAAAGTAAATTTGATGAAAAAGTAAACAGTAGTGAATTATTTGATGTTACTAAGAGTATAAATTTAGCTAATTTGGCAGATTACTCACAATACCAAAACGGTGTAACTATTACTGTTAGTAAAAACAAAATCAGTTTAAGCGGTACATCTACGGCGGCTATCAACGCATTTTTACCACTCAAAACACCGATAGCATTACAAGCTAATAAACCTTACTGCCTGTCGTTACAGGATTTTACAACTAACAACACAGGATGTGTGTTTTATCCTGCACACGGTCGAACGGTTATCGACTCAAAATGGTTACTATCTGAGGTGAGTGCGCTTAAAAATGCAGCAGCTACATACACTCCCACACAGGATATCGTCATTGACCATATTAAAATTGCCATTGCTACAGATAGATTAACAGACAATAGCTGTTACTTGCAGATTGAGCAAAATAATCAAAAGACTGCATATGCTAACCCTGAAAAGATTGTCCAAAAGGTTAAGCCTACATTGTATCAAGCTCCTGACTACACAATGCACTATTTGTATGTATCTAACGACTATAACGAAAATACCGAAGGATTTGGAGAAACAAAATTTAACTCTATCTTGTCAGCTAATAACAGCATATCAGACAACAGTTA